TTTTGCTCTTTTTGCTGCCTCAAATATATTTGCACCACCATCTTTTGCAAACTTTGCAAAATGTTCTGTATTACCAGCTACATCATCCATTATAGCTTTAAATGGAACACCTGCTTTTCGATATGCCATCATTTGTGATTGTAAAACCTCAAGACTTGAATCAGAAGTTGCTGCCATCATACCCATAATCTTGGCTTGATTTTCTGCAGTTACTCCTGTTAAAAAAGCAGTTAATTTCATACTACCAGCAAGTTTTACACTTGACGAATCCATATTACCAAATTCGTTTGCTATAGCATTTGCCTCTGCACCGAATAGAAGAAATTCTGGTCTGGAAAAAGCATCACCTATAGTCATTCCTGTACTTTGTATAGCACCTAACAACTGTTTACCTATGATACCAACCACAGCAATTGATGCAGCACCAAATGCTTTCATTTTTGCTGCACCCTTACCTTTTAACATTTCATCATCGTTCAAACCTGCTAAACCACCTTTATAAGCATCACCAGCTTTATCCATAATATTTGCTAAATCACCACCAATACCAGGAATCTTACCAACAACATTCTTAATTTTATCACTTTTATCTTGGTAGGATTTTAAAGATTTTTCAGCCATCGTTTTGTTTTGTGTTTGTTTTTTACCAACATCTCTAATAGCAAGTAAGGATTCCACCAATTCATCATTACCATCTTTTCTAGCTTGAGCTAGTTTTTTCTCAATGGCTAAAATATCAACACCTTCACTAAATACATTTTTTTGATTTTCTAATAATTTTTGACCTAAATCTAAAACATCTTCAAATTCACCAGCAGTCTTACCTGTAATATCTTCTATTTTGGACATTTGGTCACCCAATGCCGTAGCGACATTACCCATGCCTTTTAGACTCTGTAAACTATCTTTATATAAATCGCTTGGCTTTGCCATTTGAGGTTTTCCTGTTGATGATTATATTATAATCCAAGACTTTTCATTCGTTTGTCGTATTCAGGATCTTTTTTTCTTTTCTTAGCTATTTTTTTAGCTAGTCTATCTCTTTGTGTATCCATCGACTTCACGATTTTTATCATTTCAGGATCAGAGGCTAATTGTTTTCTTATCTGTTTAGCTTTTCTACTACCTAAAGCCTTAAACAGTTTTCCAAGAAATTCTTTTAGTACTGATTCGTTTTTGTATGTATATCTGCCTATACGACCTGACATAATTACTCCATAGGATTATAAGTTTTGATTCAATTATAAATATCAAACAACTAAGTTTTTTTACTAGCGTTTGATTTTTGATTGAGCTGCTTTTTGTTGCTTTTCTATTTGTTTTTGTTCGTCTGCGTATTGTTTAGTGAGACGTTGTAAGTAGAATCTACGTATATGGATGGGTAGATTATATGCTTCGTCAAAGGTAAAACCACCCTTGCCGTAATATATTAGTTGAAATATTTCTTCGTATATTCGTTTTTTATCATTGGGTTGAAGGCCAAAAAAACTGTGCAGTGACTTGCACTACAACCTCTCTTTCTGTGCCATCGGCGTAAGTAGCTGTGGTTGACATATCTACATCAGGAGTAATAGTAAATAAATATTTTCTCATCTCTAATGCATCTACTGATAAAAGTTCTTCATCAACAAACTTATTAATGTGAGCTCTTTCTGATTTACCATCAACTGAAACTAGCATTTTTTTCATACGACTTGTCATGCCCGTAGACATCTTTGCTTTTTGCAATGCTTCAGCTTCTTTTGAAAGTTCCACTTCATCTTTGTGAGTTAAGATTCTGAGAACCACTTCCCTCTCACTATTTGGCAATTTGAATGGAAATTCATTTACACCTTGTGGGATATTTTTAAAATCAAGTTCTTTATCATTTAAAGTGGTTAAATCCACTGCAGCGGTAGTTTCTTCTCCATCATCATCTATTGCAGTAAAATCATATCGTTTAGTATATGCAAGTATCCTCGCTGCAATAATAAGTGCATTCTTATCACCTATAAGTAAATCATTTAATTTAACTTTTTTATCTACTATTAATGCTTCTAAAAGTTTATCGATTGCAGTGCCCTGCTTTAATAGATTAGGTGAAGTAAGAATATCTTCTTCTTTTGCTGTCATGTATTTCATTTCCACCTTACCTGAAGCAAGTGGGTTGTCTTTGGGATAGAAATGTCCCCTTGACGGAAGATTTACCTCTTCCGTTGGAAAGCTAGTTTTTGCCATGCAAATGTCCTCTGATTATTATCATTAAGATTTAAAACCTGTTTATTAATAACTATATTAGTAATTTTTGAAATTACAATTTATTTTTTTGACGGTGCGAATTTCTCTTTAATTGGTTTAAGAACCATATCGAAAACGATATCGTCATATTTTGTTGGTGTAAGTTTTACGATTTTTTCTAAAGCGTAAATAACGATCAAAATATATTCCCAATTTGCTGCTATAAATTCAGTCATTTTTAACTCCTATTAAATTAGAATTGTAAGATTGCGTAATCGTACTGTAATGTTAGGGTGATGTCTGCTGGCTCGTTTGATTCAAAAGCCATCTCACCAAAGTTTGCGGTTGCTATGTAAGCACCTTTTAATGTCCATTCTTCTACTATATCACCTACTGGACCTAGCATATTGAATGTTACATCTTTCTTATAAAAATCTGCGTATCCGTCTCTACCTGTTACAGATTCGTGTCCTAAACGAACCCATTCCATGACTGCTTGTGCACCACTTGGAACGATAGGATCGTATAATGTTATATCAACTGGCTGCCAAGTTCCTTTTCCCTTGAGGTGTCTCTTGACGTTGATGTGGTCTAAAACCATTTCCTCAAACTGTATCTGTGGTCTTGCAGCTGCTTTGACTAAATATGATGGAATACCCTCGATGTACATAATAAACCGATTTTTTGTTTTCGGTTCAAACGGGGTAAAAAATATTTCATTCGTATCTAAAATGTCAGGCATTATTTGTCTCCATTAAAAGCATTTTGTATCTTCTAATATAAATATCAAAAACTTAAAAAATAAGTAATATGAATATTACATAGTTCTTATTAGTTTTATAGTAGTTTTATAGGAAAAGAAAAACCCCAACCGAAGTCGGGGTTTTCCATATACGTCAGCGTATGTTATAAGATAAATTACTCAGGGAACGATGCGCCTGTAGGTTGAACAACAAAATCCAACACAATGAACTCTGCAGTTCTTGTAGGTTGAATAAAGATTTGTCCTACCAATCTGTTTCTATCTACAACATCAGGAGTATTGTTAGTTTCATCCATTACTACTCTAAATGCACTTAAACCACTATTGGATTGTACACTTTCAAGGTAAGGATTAACAATATTCAAGAATCTGTTTCGTGTAGCTACTGTATTCTGTTCGAATACCAAGTATCTTGAGGATGATGCGATGAATTTCTTCAATGCAATCAACAATCTACGAACATTGATTCTATCTAATGCTGATGGTTTGGATTGTAGTGTCTTCTGTCCGAATACTACTACACCTTGACCAGGGAATGAAGCTATTGGATTAACTCTTTCTTCATAGAGATCGTCTCTTTCAGCGTGTGTTAATCTTGTTTTAGCTTCTAACACCGTAGTCAAACCACCACGATTTAAACCAGCTGGTGCAAACCATTCGTGTGCGACTTTATCAGTAAATGCGATTACTCCAGGTAATACGACTGATGGTGGGACCCATACTGGTCTGTTTGTGTCTCCATCAACTATCTTAACCCAGGGGTAATATGTTCCTGCATAGTTTGTATCTAAAGCACTTACAGTATTTGTTACCGTAGCTATAGTGTCTCCGTATGCAGCTGCATCCATCACATAGAAAGCGTCTGCTCTTGCTTCAACTTTCAATATTGCGTGATTTGTTACCTTTGGATGTAATCTATGTATCACACCAGGTGTTACCAACAAGTTAATGTCAAATTCGTCAGGATTACTTACAGCATTAATTGCTCGTTTGTAAGCTACTGAACCACTTGCTGTAGCACTTGAGATATCAAATCCTTGTGTGTTTGTTGCACTTATATCGTTACCAACAAGTTTTGGATTACCAGGATTATCACCATCAAATCCCCATTGGAAAGGAACTGTAAACTTTCTCTGTCCAATTGCGGATAGTGATAATGTAACATTCTCTGTAGCGTCTGAAAATGTGGTTGACAATGCACTTGCATCAGCGTGACCTAACATATTCTCAAGAGACATAGTTACGTTACCAGTTGTAGCGGCTGTCTTGTAAATAGGTGATAAGTATTCACCATTATCAGGACGTTTATCCATATCGAAATCAAAACCATAAAATATGTTTGAATCGAAATCACCGTTAGTATTCTGTTGTGTGTGAACAAAAGATGCACTTGGTGCACTAGCTACAGGAATATATACTGCGCTGTGTCCCATAGGAACAACTGTAGTTGGCATATTTTCTAAGTTTTTGTAATCACCAACTCTGATATGTTTACTCAAGTTTGGATAATCACCTTTGTATGTCAACTTACCATTTGAATCAATTTCAACAAACCTATCACCAATTACTTTAGCGAAATAGTTTGCTGCTTCTGGATCGAATGTCAAATTGTCATACTGTTCTACTATTTGATTATCTTTTGTTTTATTTGGTGCATGATGTCGAACCTGTAATGAGAATGTTCCATAATCACTACCTGCTACCGAAGATGCTGCTTTAATATTTAAGATATTAGTCTTATATGCTTTGTTCATATTTGTTCCATGTGAACGTGTATAAACTCTGAATAAGTTATATCTTGCTCCAGCCACTAATTGTGATTGGATGTAAGGTGTTCTAGCAACATTGTAATCTTTGTTACCAGTCCATGTGTCAGCATTTCCATCAGCATCAAATGTAGTTACGCCTGAATTTAAATCAAGTGTACCCGTTGATGAGGTAACAGGACTTTGCCAAGCACCTGAACCTGTGGAATGTTGAATCCCCTTAAAGTTTTTGTAAAGATAGACTGGTACAGTTGTACCTGCTCCATCATCTGCTATCTGAGGGTCTGTACTAAGGACATCTCCGATATAATTTGCACTTCCTGTACTAAACGAAATTGTTTTTGTATAAGTTGTGATATCACTTCCACTAACTACTAATGTGTAGTTTGTAAAAGTTCCACTACCTGTAGATGGTGTTAAGTCACCAGTACCGTTTACAGCTCCACGTGATGGTGCTAAAACAGCTAATGCGTGGTCTTTAGTTGAACCACTAATTCTACAAGATAATGTTATTATATCAGGTATATATCCACCTAGTCCTAAAACCCTCACGACCGTTACCGAACCAGCGGAACGTAAATATTGCTGTACAGTATATGGCGTATAAAAACGCTTATCGAGACCACCGAACATCTCTTCGAATTCTGAATAGTTATTCAGAACAGTAGGTGTAAAAGCTGGACCTTTAGTCGTTGGACCAATAATCGCAGCTCCAATGTCTGCTACACCTTGTGGAAGAAATGATAAGTCTCGTTCTTGCGTGAATACACCAGGACTTACGATTCTTTCAGCCATTGAGTTTCTCCTAAATGAGTTTTGTTAAATAAAGAAAAATTGTTTATTTATAAGTATAAAAGAAAATCCCCAAATACAATAATAAGGGGATTTTTATTTATTTTTTTAAGTTTTTTATTAACTATTTGGTGTAAATACACCAGTATCAGGATCTAAATTACCTGAGCCGTATTTGTCATTCAATTCTTTACCGATTTCTTTCTCTTTTACTTGAGTTTCAGAGTATTTTTTAGCATATTCTTCTTCACCTTTTGCTAAAGAATCTATCTGTTGTTGAAGTGCGATTTTTTGAATTGCTATTTGACCAAATGCGGTTTGACATTCGAGATAGTCTTGTTGTATCTGTTTTAAAGACTTTAACTCGTCGTCTGAAAATTTAATTTCCTTGTCTGCCATAACATTTCCTCATAGTTTGTTTAACAATAATAAGTATTAATTACTTTTTCAAACATTCACAATTTTTTTCGATATGTTCTACTTTTTTATGTAATTCTTTGATTGATTCTATTAATAATGGAACTATTAACTCATATTTAACAGCCTTATATCCATCACTTCTTTCAGTTACAATTTCAGGAAGAACTTTTTCTACTTCTTGTGCTATAACACCATATGAATGTTCACCTGCATATGCTTCTTTGTTATCATTCCAATCAAACTCTACACCACGAAGTTCCGAAAGTTTCATTAACGGGTCTCCGATTTTTATTATGTTATCTTTCAATCTTTCGTCTGAAGAGAAGAATGCCACAACGTCATTGTTAAAGTTTGCAAGTCCTGCTGCACTCATGTCTAATTGTAGAGCCGTTATTTCAGAAGTTCCATCTTGTCCTTTGAGTAGTATATCCTTATCATCAACATCCGTAACAATTACAAAATCACTTGAAGCGTTCTTGAATGAAGCGATTGTAGTTCCACCTGATTTTATTACAGTATCATTACCACCCGCGTCTAATATAATATCTGCAGCTGCATCTACTGTTAGATTGTTTGCTGATATCACCAAGTCAGTTCCATCACCCTCAATCTTCTCACTAGCACCACCAAATACGATACCAACGTCATTTGGAATATGAACATCGGATGTTGCGTTCAAGTTAATCTTAGCTCCAGAACCAATCGTTAAATCTGTGTCGTCTGATTCAATCTTTTCACTACCATTAGCGTCAAATACTAATCCAATATTCTGAGGTATGTGAACATCTGATTCTGCAGTAAGATTTATTTTTGCACCTGCTATGGTTAAATCAGTTCCATCACCCTCTATCTTCTCACCATCAGCACCAAAAGTCAAACCAATGTTTGCTGGTATGTTAATATCACCACTTCCACCTACATTAATACTTAAATCAGTTCCATCACTTTCCAAATATTCACCTGTTGCGTTTCCACTATGGTCATTAAAGGATAGTCTATTTGCTACAAATACATTTGCAAATGAACCTGTAGAAGTAGATGAACCACTTACAAGTGCTGAATTAATTTTAATCTTATTAGCACTAATCGTTAAGTCAGTTCCATCTCCTTCAATTTTTTCACCATCATCACCAAAAGTTATACCAACATTTGCTGGTATATTAACGTCAGCCGTAGCAGTTAAATTTATATCTGCGCCTGAGTTTAAAGTCAAGTCTGTATCATTAGATTCTATTTTTTCACTTCCGTTATCGTCAAATACAATACCCTTGTTTTTAGGAATGTGAACATCAGAACCAGCTGCTAAATTAATTTTTGCACCACTTATAGTAAGGTCTGTTCCATCTCCTTCAATCTTTTCACCATCGTCTCCAAAAGTAAGACCAATGTCAGCTGGTATATTTATATCACCATTAGCACCTACTGATATATTTAAGTCAGTATCATCGGATTCAATCTTTTCATGTGTTCCAAACATTACACCGACATTAACTGGAACTTTTACATCTGCAACGGCTGTAAGATTGATATTGTTACCTGCTATAGTTAAGTCAGTTCCGTCGCCCTCTATCTTTTCTCCGTCATCACCGAATGTCAATCCTATATCAGCTGGTATGTTGATATCACCACTACCACCAACGTTGATATTTAAATCAGTTCCGTCACTCTCTAAGAATTCACCTGTTGAGTTTCCACTATGGTCATTAAATGATAATCTATTTGCTACAAATACATTTGCAAATGAACCTGTAGATGTAGACGAACCACTTACAAGTGCGGAATTAATCTTTAGAATATTTGCAGAGATTGTTAAATCAGTTCCATCACCCTCAATTTTTTCAGCGTCATCACCGAAAGTAATACCTACGTTTGCTGGTATGTTAACGTCAGCCGTAGCAGTTAAATTTATGTCTGCACCAGAATTAATAGTTAAATCTGTATCGTTTGACTCAATTTTTTCAGAACCATTAGCATCAAATGTAAGACCTTTGTTTTGTGGAATTTGAACGTCTGCGGTTGGATTTAAATTGATTTTATTACCTGTTATAGTTAAATCAGTTCCGTCTCCTTCAATTTTTTCTGCATCATCACCGAATGTTAAACCTACGCTTGCTGGTATGTTTATATCAGTTGTTGCAGTTAAGTTTATATCTGCGCCAGCATTTATAGTTAAATCAGTTCCATCACCACTTAAAAATTCACCACCTGCATCGAATAGGTATGCTCTTTGTCTTGTTAGACTATGATGGAAAGAACCAGTTCCTGAACCACTAACGTTTCCTATAACTTCTAGTGCTTCACCTGGTGCTAATTCATTAATACCTACATTATTTTTAAAGTAAGCGTGTGCGAATGAACCTGTAGATACTGAAGAACCACTTGTCATAGCACTCGTTATTTTTAGAATATTTGCAGCGATTGTTAAATCAGTTCCGTCACCTTCAATCTTCTCACCATCGTCTCCAAAAGTTATACCAACGTTTGCTGGTATATTAACATCTGTAGTTGCAGTTAAATTTATGTCTGCGCCAGAATTGATGGTTAAATCTGTATCGTTTGATTCAATCTTCTCACTTGCGTTATCATCAAACACAATACCTTTGTTCTTAGGTATGTGAACGTCAGCGGTTGGTGATAAGTTAATCTTATTACCAGTAATGGTTAAATCTGTTCCGTCACCCTCTATCTTTTCTGCATCATCTCCAAAAGTTATACCAACGCCTGATGGAATATTAACATCACCTACAGCAGTTAGGTTAATATCTGCACCAGCGATTGTTAAGTCTGTACCATCACCTTCTATTTTTTCACTATCTCCACCGAACACAATACCAACATTATTGGGTATGTGAACATCTGAAACTGCAGTTAGATTTATTTTAGCACTTGAGGCTATTGTTAAATCTGTACCGTCACCTTCAATTTTCTCTCCGTCATTTCCGAAAGTTACTCCAACACCACTTGGTATATTAACATCTGCTGTGGCTGTCAAGTTAATATCAGCTCCAGAGTTTAGTGTCATATCTGTTCCATCACCACTAATGTATTCACCACCAGCGTCTGAAAAATATTCTCTATTTTCAATAATGGTATTTTTAAAAGAACCTGTTCCATCTAAGTGGATGTTTCTCCAAGAAGCTGCTGAACTACCAATATCTCTTGTTCCATCAGCGTCTGGTATAAGATTTGATGCCAAATCTGCAGTTATAACCACAGTATCACTAGCCGAATCTCCAAGTGTTGTTGTTCCACCTGCGATAGTTAGTGTTCCATCTATATCTGCGTTTCCTGCTAACTCTAATCTACCAAAAGAACCAGTAGAAACTAATGAGGATGAAACATTACCTGATGCGATAACGTTAGTCCAACGTAATGAATCAGTTCCTAAACTAAAAACATCAGTTGTATGTGGTACTATACTTGCACTTGCACTAACCGCACCTATGGATGCACTCATCGTTAATAGTTCTTCGGTTGCGCTTTCTACTCCAATACCTTTTGGGTTATGTAATTCTGTTGTTGCTAATGCTGAATGTAATTTAGCCATTTTTTGTTCCTATTTTAAATAAATATTATCTTTAACCTATTTTATGTACCACAATATCTCCATCTGATGTTCCCACGTAATCAAAATTTAAAATTGTGTTTAAACTGTCATCGTATATAACCATGTTCTGTATTGCATCTAATGTTGCTAAAGCAACACCTGCTTCTTTTATTGTACCAGTAGTGTTTATAGAACCTGTAACAACCAAGTCACCAACAATATCGGTGTCACTATTAACCCGTTTTTTACCAAGATATGAAATATCACCCATTAGGTTATCTCCAATATACTTGCGAATACCTCTAAATCACCGTTTGCTGATGCTTGAGTTTCTAATTTATCCCCCGCTCCCAAATTAATTGGTTTCTCAATAACAAGGGTTGAGTCTGCAGGAACATTTACTGTCTTCATTATATGTCGTCTTGTTTGAAAATTAGCACTACCACTAATTGTAACATTTATTGTAGCATCATTTGAACCATCAATATTACTTACATAAATTGCGTGAACTACACCAGTCGTAGCTCCTGGGCAAGTATAAAACGGATTTATTGTTGTGTTTGATCCAGTTGCTGCATTTTTAAAGGTATTTGCCATTATTTGTTCCTATTTTTTACACTTTTCTTCTACTATAAATATCGAATTTTTCAAAATTAACCTCCAAATACTATAGCCATAGCTGTTGCATGGTCAATTACTGAAGTATTTTGTTCGAAAACTCTTCCACCTGCATTTATATCTCCAGCAGTTTGAACTCTACCAAACGAACCTGTTACAGTAGACGACCCACTAACATTTCCTGACGTAGTTACAGTTGTAAATGTTGCAGCTGCTGCTGATTCACCACCAATAACTGTTCCGTCAATCTCACCACTACTAATATAAGCGGCTACTGCATCACCATCAGTTCCTAATTGGTCTATGTAACCTATTCCATTTACATATATATCTTTCCATTGTTTAGCACTTGAACCTAAGTCAAAAGTATTGTCTGCATTTGGTATAAGATTAGAAGTTAAATCTGCATTAATGGTTATTGAATCACTATCTGCATCACCGATTGTAATATTACCACCGAGGGTTAAATCACCATCTATACTTGCATTACCTGCTAATTCTAATCTTCCAAACGATCCAGTTGATACTGAAGAACCTGATACTGCCATTGTTGAAGTCATCTGTGCTATATCAACTGCACCTGCTTCAAATGTTATTATATCATCTGCTGAAGCCCTAATTGAAGTATCATCATCAGCATCTAAATCTATTCTTCCTGTTCCACCTACTGAAATACTACCTTGTCCATTTAAATCGATAGCATCTACAAATAATTCTCTAAATGCCGTTCCACTTACACCCAAATCAATAGCGCTATCACTACCTGGTTTTACATTTGCACCACCTGGAGTTAAAGTTATATCTGCTGCTGCAGTTAGAACCATATCTGTATCTACATCGATGTGGTCATTTGCCGAATCTATTTCTAACTTATCTACTCTTGTGCTTCCACCTGTTATTGTTACTAAGTTTGATGAATGTGTTAATGTTACATCTCCACCATCTAAGTTAATAACTCCACCACTACCTAAGTGTAAGTCATTCCATCCTTTACTTGAACTACCTAAATCATAAGTTGCATCTGCATCAGGTATAATATTTGATTTTATCTCACCACCAAGAGTAATATCGTCTGTATCAGCATCTCCTATATTGATACTACCACCAAGAGTAATATTACCAGCTATATTTGCATTTCCTGCTAATTCTAATCTTCCAAACGAACCAGTTGTTACTGAAGAACCACTTACTTTTGCATTGTCTATTATAAATGCTTGTGTGTTACCATAATCTACTACTACTCTACCAAATGAACCTGTAGAAATTGAAGAACCTGATATTAAACCGAAACAAGCAAAAGTTGAAGATTCTACAGTTGTGGCTACGTGAGTTGTTGACTCTATTAAACCAAATGAACCAGTTCCTGTTGATGGTGCTGATAAATTTCCAGCTAATTCTAATCTTCCAAAGGATCCTGTGGATACTGAAGAACCACTTGTAACTGCTGAGTCTAATAAAATTTTATTAGCTGATATAGTTAGATTAGTTCCGTCACCTTCAATCTTTTCACCATCGTCACCAAAAGTAAGACCGACATTTGCTGGTATATTGATGTCTGTTGTAGCAGTTAGATTTAAGTCATTACTTGACGCTATAGTTAAATCTGTTCCGTCACCTTCAATCTTCTCACCATCATCACCAAAGGTAACTCCAACACCACTTGGGATATTTACATCAGCTACAGCAGTTAAGTTAATATCTGCTCCAGCATTTATAGTTAAATCTGTTCCGTCTGATTCTATTTTTTCAGCGGAATCTGTAAAATGTAAACCAACATTAGTTGGTATAATAACATCCGTATCGGCTGTAAGTTTGATGTTGTTACCACTTATGGTTAAGTCTGTGCCGTCTCCTTCAATCTTTTCACCATCATTACCGAATGTCAATCCTATATCAGCTGGTATGTTTATATCACCACCACTTCCAACTGTTATACTTAAATCTGTGTCATCACTTTCTATCTTTTCATGAGTGCCAAACATAACACCAACGTTTACAGGAACATGAATGTCTGTGGTTGCAGTTAAATTAAGTTTATTACTTGAAGCTATAGTTAAGTCTGTAGCATCACCTTCGATTTTCTCACCATCGTTTCCAAAAGTAAGACCGATGTTAGCTGGTATGTTTACATCTCCTGTAGCAGACAGAGTTAAATCACCACCCGTATCTATATCTAATGCTCCACTTGCATCTATCTCAGCGGCATCTATGGTAATCGTATCTACCGTAAGTTTGGGTGCTTCTAAGAATGCACTTGATGAAAGTGCAGTTCCAGCGTGACGGTATCGTAAGAATGCCACACTACCACTAACACCCCAATCAATACCACCATTGTGCATAAGAGCTGAACTATCAGAACCACTTCCAACTGTAATCGTATGGTCAGCTACTTGTAAACTACCGACTTGAGCTTCAATTCTATCACCAGTTACAGTCAAATCTCCAGGTATTGTTACGTTTCCGTTATTAAATGTAACTGTTTCAACTGTCGTGTCTCCACCTGAAGATAGTGTTAGAGCACCACTTGAAGCGATAGTCATATCAGTTCCGTCGCCCTCTATCTTTTCACCATCGTCTCCAAAAGTAAGACCTACGTTAGCAGGAATATTAATATCTGTTGTAGCAGTTAAGTTTAAATCGTTACTTGACGCTACTGTTAGGTCTGTACCATCACCCTCTATCTTTTCACCATCGTCTCCTAAAGTAATTCCGATGTCAGCGGGTATGTTAATGTCTCCACCCGATCCAACTGTAATTGATAAGTCAGTACCATCAGATTCAAGTTTTTCACCTGTAGCAAATGTAAGTCCTACACCTGATGGGATATTAACATCAGCTACTGCAGTAAGATTAATGTTATTACCACTTATAGTTAAATCAGTACCATCACCCTCTATTTTCTCTCCGTCATTACCAAAAGTCATTCCAATATTAGCAGGTATATTTATATCTCCATTAGAACCAACATTAATACTTAAATCTGTTCCATCACTTTCTATGTATTCACCACTATCTTGATGGTCTTTGAATACTAATCTATCTCCTACAAAAACCTGTCCAAATGAACCTGTTGAGGTTGATGAACCAGTTACGTCTCCACCAAAAGACATATTAGAAGCAGTAAATGGACCTTCTATCTCTAAGCCAGTTCTTAAATTTTGTCCGACATATTGATATACCGACATATAGAGATATTGTGAATCCGTTGGGTCTACAGTAGAACTCCTAAACTGAAGAACACCTGTTTTATAATCAAATTGATAATCGTTAGTTGAAACTATATCATCTCCATCTAATGAAGATGTGTTTGTTGTAGTTGATTTATATACTAATGCTAAATAACCTGGTGTAGCATCCTCTGTAGTTGCGTTTGCTAATGCAGAAGTTGAATATTTTGGTGATATAAAACTTGTTTGTTGATTATCATTTATTAACTGAGCACCAACACCATCATCACTTCCAGTTGGATTTAAGAAGAACCAAACTTCATTGTTTGTATTTGATTTTGTTAATTTATGTCTATACCAATACTTAGTTACAGTTTGTCCATTTTTTGTAAATGTTGCACCCTTTTGTGAACTTCCACTATGTGGTAAACTTGAAGATGGAATTAGGTGCGCTCTTGTAAAAATCTCCTCACTTCTTAAATCGAGGACATTCGTAAACGATTCTTGAGCGGTGTTAAAGGTATTGTGTGTATACCGTCTTGACGCTAAGAGTCTATTCGATTTTGAGCCTGAGTCTATTTGTCCCATTTCATTCCTTAACTAAAAGTTAATGTAATATCATCTATCGGTGTAGGGTCACCTGCATATCTAACTATTACATATAGTTCGTTATCTGTACTATCTAAAAACATTCCATCAGCATTTCTGATTGGAACTGTATAAGTTCCACTTGAAACACTACCACCTGTATTACCATATAAATCTAAAGCATCAGTAAATGGATTTAGATGAAAATCTGTTTGGTGTGCTACACTACTTGAAATCAAGTTAGCAGTTGTCTCTGAAGGATCGTATATCCTTGCTCTTGACAACTCACTATTTCCACCACTACCACTTGCAGAACTCTTAAAGAGTAATGCACAAGCTACTCTATCATCCGTAGTTGCTTTCCAATTAACTAATGTTGCACTATTTAGGTTAACTGTCATACTTGACTTTGTTCCACTTGTTTGGAATCTTCTAATATAGTATTTGTAAGAACCACTACCATAATTAGCTGGATACCAATATCTATAAGTTCCACCTGGTTCTACCAAAAATCCTGGTTTTACTTGTAAATCATGTTCACCTACAAGTCTTGTTGCAGTTCTACCTACATCATAAGTAGTGGTAAAAGCATCTCCATTGAAACCTAATACATCATTGTTTAATTGTATTCTAAAATCTTCTCCAGTAAATAATTCAGTTGTTCCTGTTAAACTACCACCATCATATCCTTGTGCTCTCTGATAAACTCCCAAAGAACCACTTGAAGCAGGTTGACTAAAAGTGCTTGCTGAATGATAAAAAATTGTTTTTGTTTCTAATGTGGAACGACTTGAAGCTCTATTTCTTCCTCTCACACCGACTGTAAATGTTGAATCAGTAAAAGTTGCTGATTGTTGTATATTGTCGTCTGTATTACCACTCAAGGTATATGTAGCATTAAATCTTACAACATCAGTTCTTGTTGGGATTGCACTTGTTGCTCTAACCGAACCACTATCTGAAGCAAACACTGCATTTGCTGTTTGTATAGTTCCACCACTTGTAGAAACATCATCTATACCTGAACCTGCTACTGAACCAACACCGACTGAACCTATATTGTCATCTACTAATGTGCTTGATGCTGCATACATTGGACTGAACAATCCACGAACCGAAGCACTTACGTGATATGTAGCTCCAACTAAATAAGGTGTTCCACTCAAACTTCTACTTGTTGCAGTTAAATAACTTTGTGTTACTTGTGCTATAGATAAACTATTAGTTCCTATATCTGAACTTATCTGGTCGATTGGTGCCCAAAAATGTGTTTTAGTAGTTCCATCGACAAACTGATAGTTTCCTGAACCACTTGCCATACCAACCTTTAAATCATGGAATCTGTAGTATCCACTTGATGATACACTTGTAAATAATCCTTTTGTTGCATGATATTTTCTTGATAGAGAACCACTTGATTGACTTGTTCCACCTATATTTTCAAACTTACCATCTTGAAATGCTGCAGGTATAACTGCTGGAACATTGGTTGCTATCTTTGTTAGTGTTATTCCATCTGTGGTGCTAAATGTGCTATTTGTTAAATCTAATCTTGATTGTGTGGTAAATGTGTTTGATGCTGCTGTTGGTGTTGACACACTTCCTGTATCACTAAACGATTGTGTTGCAGAAACTCTAACTTTAAAAGCGTTTGCTCCACCACTTGACAATCCACCCATTCCAAATAACTCTGTATCTACTGAGGAACTTACACTTGTTGAACCACCACTATTAGAATCAAAATCAATAAAGTATGTTCCACCATTATCATGATATTGTGTTATACCTTGAAATATTTGTGCACCCTCATTTACCCAATCTTTAGTGTATAGATATAACATGGTTGCATTTGAACTATCGTAACTTTGTGGTAAATATCCATCTACTGTATCAGTTCCACCTAAATTAGTTTCATTCGTGTCAACACTTGCAAAGGTTTTTGTATTAGGTGCTGCATCTGCAACATCTAAGGAATGACTCATCACTCCTGACATAAATCTTAAAATCTCACTTACATTTGTGGTGTTATCAAAATTGTTAAAATACGATCCTGCTAAGTTAGTTCCCCAGGGATTGGAAGTTGGATATCCGTTTGTAATATTATTTGTAAAAATTGCTGTGGAACTTGAATAGACACCCTCTGAATTAACCTTTATAGTTCCTGATATATGATTTGAACCTGTAAGGAATACACTACCACTTATGGTTTGATTACCAATGAACTTATGGGCTGAACCTGAAAAGGTATACGAACCTGTAAGTTTAGTATTTAATTGTTTGCTTGATAGCTTAGCCATTATCTTTTACCATTCTACGTGATTGTCTTTGTTCTGTTCTCTTTACTTCCCACCAGTTAGTGATAGACTTGGAAATGTTCTTCTTATGTTGAATAGTCTTTGGTTGTTTCATCTTTTCAATGGTGTCTACCGTAAGTTTTCTATCCATTTGTGCACAAGATTTACAAACACTATTATTTCCAACCGCTCTATCAAAAGCGTCTTTTCTTGTGTAGGTAATCATCCTACTACAATCGGGACACTTTCTATTTTTTCTGTTAGGCCAATTTCTTTTTCTCATACTAATAAATATCAAATAATGGTAAAAGAAATGTGGTTATGCGTCAAATTTTCCCCATGCTAATATTTCATCACTTGCTTCTAAAACGTAACCTATACTATCAGTATCTACTTGAACTTGGAATAAACTACCACTTTGTTTTATTGTCAAAGCGTCATGTTCCATGTATTGACCATTTAAGAAAAATATAAAATCGTTTTCACTTGTTGCTGTAAATCCTGTTGGTGCTGATGCAGTTGTAGCGTTAAAACTTCCTGTTTTGAATCCTGCAAAATCTCCGAAAGTAGTTGAACCAGTATAAGATACTGCTGATTTTACAAATTGTTTTCTGAGATAATTGTCTCTTCCATCTACATAAGCTTTGGATGTAGCAGCACCATTTCCTGATGGTGTACTTGGTAATCCTAATGGTTCACCATCACCACTAAAAGTTAGATTAGCTGCACTTGCCATCGTGGAAGTTGCTAATCCTGTAATTGTTTTGTTTGTTAAGGTATCTGTAGTGGATTGTCCGACTATATTGATATTACTACCAGCTGCGTTATCAATAGCCCATCTTGTTTCACTATGGTCAAATACTAACTGTGCATTAGTTCCACCACTTCTACCAACTCTTATTCCACTATCTTGTGAACCTAAAGCAGTAGAACCTGAAAAGTTTAAATCAAGGATTGGGTCTTCAACTGAAATTGTTGCTGTATTTTGTATTGATTGGCTTCCTTCAACAATCAAATCACCATGTATCTTTACTGAACCACTCATGTATCCAAGTGGGAATGTAACTGCTAAATTACTTCCTAAACTACTTGATGAGTACAATCCACCTTGAAAGGATATATTACTTGCTGAAATATTCCCTTGTGCTAAATCAAGTGAACCCGTACCAATGGTATCTGCAGAAAGTGGCTTTTGTTCCCACTCATATAAACCACTTGATTGTGTAACAGAAGTGGATACTAATACCTCATTAGCTCTTTGTTCTGGTTTTGATTGTCGTTCTAAATCAATATATGCCATTATGTTCTTCCTAACTGATATCGAATTTCGATATCATCACTACTATTTAAATCTATACCGAAAAGTTTATTATTTTGTCCGTATTTTTTATATAATCTTACTTGTCTATAATTATCAACTAAATTAAAGTCTGCTTCAAAAGTCTCAGTATTTCCATTCGGGCTTGAGTCTTGAGATACACCATTAACAAAAATATTAATTACACTAACTTTATCAGTAGAAGCTAATCCTAAATCTAATTGATAATAAGTAGATTCTTCTGAAAAATTACTCAACTTGTATTGTTTACTCTGTTTTAAATACCGATGATTACCATCACCAAATCCTATAACATCTGCATTTCTTGTTGCGTAACCTTTTTGGTTTGCCATTTGAAATGGAACTCTATTATTATTAGTATCTTTGAACTCCATTACGTCTGCGTTAAACTTTGACTCACTTACTGGAGTCATGAACTTTCGGTTAGAACCTTTATATCCTTGAAAAAATTCTCTCATTAGTCTGACACCACTTTTTGATAACTTATATTTAACTTATCTGTTGTTTTTAAAGTAAATCCTGCACTTAAATTAGAAGCCTGACCTTTTACTGCTAAATGTGTCTGAGAATATGTAGAAGACCCTG